CAGGCTGATAACGTTCGTCTGCCGCGCTCCGTCGCCATTGGCCTCTTTCGTGCGCCCGTAGCCGATACGGGCCGCGCCGTTGGCGGCGATGCTCTTGGCGGCGTAGGGCTTAAGCTGAGGATTGAAATACACGTCGCCCGGTCGGGTGGCGTTGGTGTAGATGTAGACAACTTCATAACCGGGCGCGTCGGCGTAGGCCAGGGGGCCATTTTGCGGCGCGTTGGTTTTGTGCCAGATGTAGGTATCGAGGCAGCGGTAACTAACAAATTCAAGCATTGCGGGAATACCTGTCCACAGGCGGGTTTCAAACCAGCCTTCGGGCTTGCGTTTGAAAGCGACGTTCAGAGCGATAACGCCATTGGGCGCGAGTTTGGGCCACAAACGTCTAGCAACGGACGCGAGCCAACCCAGCCAGTCGCCCACGCTTTGCCTGTTACCCATTTGGCCGGGGTAGGGGGTGCTAGTAACCACGAGATTCACTGACCCGTTATCCAACGTCGGGATTAGCTCCAGCGCGTCGCCGGCGACGATTTGCGGTTCACTCATTACTCATCACCCCCAAAGCCGCGCCCCTCATCGACCGGCTCAATCTGCATGACGGCTGTCCAGTAGGCATAGCCCACAATGACGGCGGCGGGGATGCCGGTCACGGCGATGAATAGCAGGATTGCCAGGCAGGGGAGGGGGAGGAGGGTTGTCACTTTACACCCCCGTTCCGGCGTGCCTTGCGTCCAGTCTCGTAAAGTTCATGGCAGTCGCGGCATAGCACGGTAACATCATCCGGCCGCTCATGGCCTAGCCGCTCATAGGTACGGTGATGGGCATCCAGTGTGACGGCTGAAGATGAGCGATTGCAAACTTGGCAGCGCCAACCGGCGGCCTCTTTTGCGGCCGTGGCGCGGTCTTTCCATTCGTCGCTTAGGATGTAGGTGCGATAATCGACCGGATCGTGACGCCGTAGGAAGTAGGCTAATGCATCTGCCGGGTTGCTATAGTTAAACGTGGTGTCATCGGCCATAGCGTAGACGAACCATAGGTCATCAATACGCTTAGGCCCGGCTATCCAAATGTACTGTCGCTTGCGACCTTCCAAGGGGATAATCCCGCCGTGGCAATGCCCCAATTCCGCAATTGTTCCGTAGCAGTCAGTTGAATCAATCCATGCAAAGATAGTGTCGCTTAGCGCCATAGAGAATATACATGCCTCAAATACCATCCGGCGTGTATCCCCCAGGACGCCACCGTAGCAATTACCATCCCCGGACGCGCCCACCCCGTGCTGGTTAGGGCCATGAAAGCAGCCGTGGTCACATGCAACAAAGTAGGGGCCGGTATAGTTGTGGCCGTTCTCCATCAGGGTAATCGGCCAATCGAAGTAAGGATCGTCCAAATGGCTGTAAAGCTCGCTACCTAAACTCCTCATTCTTGGCACGAATGCCTCTCTCCAATCGCCTTTTGAGATTTTCCCGGCCATGTAAATGTTGCGCGTCATCGTTGCACCTCAGCCCGGCCCGACGTAATCAGTCGGTAATCCGGCACATTCCACAGCGACACAATGAACCCGGCCGGGCACATTTGCATGAGCCTCGACCACGCCCTCGGCCCGACGTGCTGGGCCAGTTCGCTCTTAGGCCCGGCGGCCGTCAGGTTAGTTGTCAGGATGACCGGCACGCCGTTGCTGTTGCACCAGTCGAAAAACAGGTGATAGCGGATCTGCCGCTCGGCTTCCTGGGCGGGGTAGGCGACGTAGGGAATAGTCAACTCGGCGGCCACGTCGTCTATGATGACAAACGGCGCACTCCCTACCATTTGCCCCGGCTGCCCGGAGTAGGTGTAACCGTCGCTGTCCGCGCCGTTCCCCAACCGGCCCAGCAGGTCGGCGGCGGTGTACCAGCGGCAGGACGGCGCCACAAGATCATCGATGGGGCGTCCGTCTTCATCCGTGGCAGCGTCTACCATGCTCCACTGAATAATCCGCGCTAGGGCGGTTTTCCCCGCGCCGTTGGGGCCGCTGAGGATAAGAGACGGCGGGCGGGCTAACGTCTCGTCGGCCGTGTCATTCATGGCGCGGCGGGCGGCGTTGAATTCGCTTCCCCACTTACGCACCACGGCGATAACCCCCGTCATATCCGGGTGGGTTATCTGTAGGCCGTTCAGCGTCGGGCGGGCGCGTCGTGACAGTTGCGCCGGCGCGTCGTCTGTCGCCCAATGGCCGCGGCCGGGTTGAATCCGGGCCGCTATGTCTCTAATCGTTTGCGTTGCGTTGGCTATCATCATGTCACCATGTCAAGGGTTGGCTGCCGGGGGCGGGGGTAGATACTGACTTCGGCGGCGCGGGCTTGCCGTGGCCGTTGCCGTTAAATCGGGTTGTCATCGGCAATAGCTCTGTATCTACCAGGGCTTGCACGTGTGACGGCAGTTTGGCCGGGTCGAATATGCGCCCACCACCGGCTAAAATGCTGTCTCTGACCGCCTGAATCTTGACCTTCGCCGCGTCAACATTCCGGCCGCAAGCTATCCAGATTTCATTAAACGGCTTAATCCACTTTTCCCGTAAGTCTGTTGACCCGTCGGGCGGGCGCTTGCGCTTTGTTAGGTGCTCCCAATACTGAATTAAATCTACCGTCGCTTCCCAGGCCGCTTGTTTGGCGGCTCGGTCGTCATCGGTAGGGGGAGCGTCGTCAGCGGGTGCGGAATACTTAATGGTGTAATCTTCTATTTGTCTATTAAAAGGAAGAGCACTCACCACGTGAAATTCCGGTTTCACCACATGAAATTCAGGCTCCACCACATGAAACACTGCAACATCTGTTTTCACGTCCTGAACTTCTACAACAATACTTTTCACGTCCTGAACTACTGCTATAGCGGGTTCGGTGGTAGGAATAGCGACTTGATAGGCAACGCGGCCGGCGTCGATGACTTCATTTAACCAACCTTTCGCCAGCAGGTCGCGGCGCACTTGCGATGCTTTCCCCAGGCTCATGCCGGTTGTATCTGCGATGCTTTGTAGCTTTTCCCAGCACGTACCGCGCCGCCATACCCGCATAAGAAACCGCGTTTCGTACACGTCTAAATCGCTCTCATCGAGGGCGCGGAAGAAAGCGGCCGTGCCTACGCTGTCGCGGCTCATGGCCGCGCCCCGTTTCTGTGATTGCGTTTACTGTTGTCATGGTCACTCATTGCCCTCAACCTCGACGAACTTCCGTTACTAATCCCTCTTGCACCCAGCCTTGCCGGGTGATATGCTAATAACGCCCCTGCGACCGCAACGCCGGGGCCGGTTGACGCCAGTCAATCTACTTCTTGCCGGCGGGCTGCTTCTTATCGGTGGTGCTTTCTTCGAGGATGCGCTGAATCTGCGCCGACCGAGAACGTAACTCCTCATCGGCCAACTCGTCAAGTTCCCTCACGAGTTCGAGCGGAAGGGTGATTGTTACAGCCACCTTTCCGTCGGCCCGTGGCTGCGGATTCCCCTTACCTTTATCGTCTGCCATTGGTTCGCCTCCGGGATTGAATATTCCTACAAGATAATTATAACTAATACACCGTGATAGGTCAATAGGCAATATCGGGGCAATCTTCGGGGGCGCGTCATGCCGCCATTATAGCGCAAAAATAGCGCAGTTGTTCTATGGCGCGGGCGAATGTCGGCGGGGATAATGAAGATACCAGATTGCCCCGTATGGAGTGCCCCATGCCCACTAACCGCCGCCGCCTGATAGTCCTGGCCGCTCTAGCCGCTCTACTCGTCATTGCCGCCGTCGCCTTTTCAGACGAGTTCGCGCTACTTGGTACTGCCTTCCGTAGCAGCCGCGCCCCGGCCGGCGGCTCCCCCGTCGGCTCATGGCAGCAGGCGGGCGGCGCGTCGCTGGTGCTGGGCGCTGAGGGCGAATTTGCGGCCGGGGTCAGTACCGGCACTATTCTCGGCACGTGGGCGCAATCCGGCCGCCGCTTGTGCCTGACTCCCCTCAGTGGCGTTGAAACCTGTTACCGCTACACCCTGCAGGGGGACATGATGACACTAGATGAGGCGGTTTACATTCGTGCCAAGTAGCGCCGCCTAGCCAGCCATGCTATAATCTCTGCGCCTCCCTCTTTTGCGGGGCAGGATGGTGCGGTCGCCCGGCCGCGTAATGCCCCAGCACGCGACATTTCAAACTGGCACACAAAGCGACTACGTAACCCGTAGTCGCTTTGTGGTTATAACACCACAACTCTAGCCAAAACCGCACAAATGGCCTATACTGTCGATGTTTCATTTTGAAAACATTTTCAGGGGTAGAGGAGGGGAATGTAGCGGTATAGTCGCCTTGCCTGTCACGCTCGCACGTATCCCGCGCCGGTGGACACTCCGCAACCAACGGGGTGACGACGGCCCGCTACTGACCCCCGGTGAGCGTCACATATCGCCCCATGCTGATATACCCGCCCTAATCGGCGCGGTCGTAGCTCAGGCGGTTGACGATCTGGACGCGGGTTACAGTTCGGAGCGGGGGGGCACGGCTAACGAAAGGTATTGGCGGGCGCAAAGCTATCTATGGTTCTTTCACGGCACGCCAACCGGATTTGAGCGATTTACGCGCCGCCTGGGGATTGACGCAGCTGGCCGCTTGCCGCCCCACGCGCTGCTAGACGACGCGACCGCGCTAGAGGGTAGGCGCGGCGACCTGACCCGGCTGGGCTTGCCGGTTGACCTGTTTGATAGGCGCATAGATGAATTGAGAGGGCCGGGGCTGTGAAGTGGAATTCACGACGCGGCTATCGCTAGAATGGGGGGTATATGACCAACTACCGCAATCGCATCATAGCGCTTGAATACGTCAACAGTAGCGACTTAACCCCGCATCCGGGCAACTGGCGACAGCACCCGCCTGCGCAAGCTGAGGCGCTTAAGGGCGTGCTGAATGAAATCGGGATTGCCGGGGCGTTACTGGCCTATCGTAGCGAGCGGCAGGGCGGGGCGCTGGTTGTCATCGACGGGCATCTCCGCAAAGACGCCGCGCCGCAACAATGGCCGGTGTTGATTCTTGACGTGGAAGATAGCGAAGCGGACTACCTACTCGCTACCCACGACCCCCTCGCGGCAATGGCAACGGCCGACGCCGGGGCGCTCGACGCGCTGCTGAGTAGCGTGCAAAGTGGGGAGGCGGCGGTGCAGGCGATGCTGGCAGAGTTGGCTGAGGGGGCGGGGTTGTATCAGCCGCAGGACGACCCGCAGGACGCCGACCCGCAGATAGACCGGGCCGAGGAGTTGCGCGTTAAGTGGGGGGTTGAGTCGGGGCAGTTATGGCGATTGCCGTCTCGCACGCCGGGGCAGGAGCATCGGCTGATTTGCGGGGATTGCACCGATGCGGCTACGGTGGCGCAGGTGATGGGGGGCCAACTCGCGCAAATGATATTTACCGACCCACCCTATGGGGTTGATTACGACGGGGGAATGAAGAAGCGCGAGAAGTTAGAGGATGACCACGTTGGCACGGATATTTATGATCGGGCGCTGCCAGTGTTAGCTCGCGCGGCCGACGACCTAGCGCCGTTGTATCTCTGGTACGCCGACGGCCATGCCGCTGCCGCTGCCGCTGCCGCTGCCGCTGCCGGATATCAGATTACGGCTCAAATCATTTGGGCGAAGAATCACGCGCAGTTCGTGACGTCTGCTCATTACAAGGGCAAGCATGAGCCGTGTTACTACGGGCACAAGCGCAATAAAGCGGCACGGTGGCATGGCCCAAACAACGAAGTCACGCTATGGGAGTATGACCGCTCCCCCTCGAATGAGTATCACCCTACGCAAAAGCCCGTCGATTTGGGCTTGCGGGCAATTCGCAATTCAACGCAGTCGGGCGACGTGGTATTAGACGGTTTCTTGGGCGGCGGCACAACCCTAATCGCCGCCGAGAACCTATCCCGCCAATGTCGAGCTTGCGAGATAAGCGCCCCATACATTGCCGTCGCCCTCCAACGCTACAAAGACACATTTGGTATCGAGGCAGAGCTAACCAATGGCCGGCCCTAAAGCCGACAGGCTCACGGCCGAACAGCGCACCGAGGCGGTCTACCGCCTGATTCTTGACGGCTGGACGCCTGATCAAATATGTCAGAATGTGTCTAAATCCTTTAGGGTATCAGACCGACAGGTACACCGTTACATTGATGCGGCATGGGAACGTATTCAAGCCACGGCCGCGCCGGAGCGGGAGGAGCATCTTAACCGGGCCGTCGCCGCCGGGTATCAGATGCTACGGGAGGCCAAGACAGTAAAGGAAAAAATGGCTGTATGGTCGTTTATGGCCCGGCTGCTGGGATTGTACGCGCCGGATCGCCATGAGCTAGGCGGGCCGAACGGCGGCGCGGTCGTCATTCAAATGACCTGGGGCGATTATGACAACGGCAACGGCGACGACGCTACGGGTTAACCTACCGCCGCTGCATCCCCGGCAGCGTGAGATTGCCACCGACCCGACGCGGTTCCGCGTGGCCGCCGCCGGCCGTCGCTTCGGTAAAACCCGCCTCGGCGCGGCGCTCTGCCTCATGACGGCATCCGGCGGCGGCCGGGCGTGGTGGGTGGCTCCAACCTATAAAGTAAGTGAAGTAGGCTGGCGACTTATCCGGCGCATGGCGGCGCAAGTGCCGGGGGTGGACATTCGTCAATCTGAACGGCTAGTGACATTCCCCAACGGCGGCGAGATACAGGTACGCAGCGCCGACAATCCGGATAGCTTGCGCGGCGAGGGGTTAGATTTTGTCGTCATGGATGAGTGCGCCTTTATCCGTGAGGAGGCATGGCAGGAGGCGCTGCGTCCGGCGCTGGCCGACCGGAAGGGGCGGGCCATGTTCATCAGCACACCGAAAGGGCGTAATTGGTTCTGGCGTTTGTGGCAGCGCTGCATAGACGAACACGACCCGGAGTGGCGCGGCTGGCAATTGCCGACGAGCGCTAACCCGTTCATAGACGCGGCCGAAATTGAGGCGGCGCGGCAGGGGTTGCCCGAACGGATATTCGCGCAGGAGTTTCTAGCGCAGTTCCTTGACGACGCGGGCGGCGTGTTCCGTCGCGTCATGGAGGCGGCCGTTGCCCCGCCGCAGGACGCGCCAATCGGGCATCATGAATATGTCTTTGGGGTAGACTGGGGCCAGTCGCAGGACTTCACCGCTATCGCCGTGATTGACGTAACGGCCGGGGCGTGCGTCTATCTAGACAGGTTCAATCAGATAGGTTACGCCGTCCAGATGGCGCGGCTACGGGCGCTCTATGACAGGTTCCGGCCGCGGGTGATAGTGGCAGAGACAAACAGCATGGGGCAGCCGCTAGTAGAGCAAATGCAACGTGACGGCTTGCCCGTCATGGGATTTACGACCACGGCGGCCAGCAAGCCACTTATCATCGACGCGCTGGCCCTGGCATTTGAGCGGTCGTCACTACGCATCATTCCCGACCCGGTGTTAATCGGTGAATTGCAATCCTACGAGGCGCAACGCACGGCGACGGGCACGCGCTACAATGCGCCGGCCGGGGCGCATGATGATACCGTTATCGCCCTGGCGCTGGCCTATCACGCGACGGCCCGGCAAGGCGCTGGAGTATTAAGCTATGCCTAACACAGTAAATGCGGCCGTCCTGGCCTTTGAGGAATGGCTATCACGCGGCGACGCCACGCGGCGGGTGGACATTCAACAGTACCGCGACTTCTATGACGGGGCGCACGACCTCATCATATCGCCGCGGCAATCGGCCCGGCTCAATATCACGACGCGGCAGATTCACGCCCTGGCTAACGTCTGCCCGCTCGTCATTGACGTGGTATCCGAACGGCTATCTATCGCCCGTTGGGATGCCAAAGCCCCGGCCACAATCAATACCGTCATGGGCTGGTGGTCGGAGTGCGATCTAGATAGTCAACAGGATGACGTTCACTTATCATCCCTACGCGACGGCGACGGCTATCTAATTGTGGATTGGGACGCGGCCAATGAACGGCCGGTATTCCATCACAATCTAGCCGATGACGGCTACAACGGCGCGGGCATTGTGTACGCCAGCGCCAACCGGACGCCCCTCTATGGCTACAAACGTTGGCGGCTAGAGGAAGGCGACGACGTAGGCAATACCCGCCTTAACCTCTACTACCCCGACCGCATCGAACGCTATATCACCGGCCGCGCCGGGCTGTGGGCACAGTATCAAGAACCGGATGATACCGGCTGGCCCGCGCCGTGGGTCGACGCGGGCGGCAATCCGCTGGGCGTGCCCGTCATCCACTTCCCAACTAACCCCAACGGCAACGACTACGGGACAAGCGAACTAGAGGCCATACTACCCCTTCAGCGCGTGCTAACGTCGCTCTGGATTGACCTATTGGCCGCGGCCGATGCAACCGGCTTTCAGATTGTCACCCTAACCGGCGACGCGCCCGACGAAGAGATGATAGCCGCGCCGCGCTCTATCTGGTTTTCGCGCAGCCCGGCCGCCGCCTGGGGCAACATCCCGCCCGGCGACCTGTCACTGTTGGTAGAGGCAATCCGGCACACGACCATGACCATAGCGCAAGTTAGCCGTGTACCGTTAACCATGTTTCAGGACACGAAAGCGGTATCTAGCAGCGATACCATTATCGCCAGTGAGCGGGGCTTGACGGCCAAAGTCAACGACCGGGCCAAGACTTACGGGCTGGCCTGGCGCGAGGCGATGCGGATGGCTATCCGGTTGCACAATGCGTTCGGCCCGCGCCCAACGTTGGATGACACGGGCATTAAACCGCAATGGGATTCATTTGAGCAGGTAGACCATTTGGCAGTAGAGGAACGCCGCGCGGCCGTCGCCGCCCAGCACGTCATGAGCGGGCTAGGACTGACGGCCGCCTATACGCTGGCCGGGTATAGCCGAGAGGAGATAGAGACTATCCGGCGCACAGATACCTATGGGGATGAGGGATTGACGCAATGAAAGCGGCCACAACCCCGAAGGCCAAGACCCCGCGCGGCCGTGCGCTTGACTGGGCAGACGACGACCTAGACCGGCTGTCCGAAATTCACGTCACCGAGGACACGCCGCTCATGCTGGCCTTTGCCCGGCAGTATGGCACGCCGCGGCTGTATGCCCTGCTGACGGCCGCCAAAGAGGAGCCGCCCGCCGATGCCCTACCAGTGGACTAGCGTCCAGACCCGCGCCGGCGTGCAGCACCGCTACCGGGACACTTCCACCGGCCGCTACATATCAGCGCGGCAAGTACGCGGCGAACTGGACAGGTTCGTGGACAGCGCCGGGCGCTCATCGGCGCGGGCGTTGACGGAGCAATTGCGCGCCGGCCGGATAGCCCTCCCTGAGTGGCAATCCGGCATGGCCCGCGCTGTGAAGAACGTCAACTATGCCACCGTCGCCGCGGCTAGTGGGGGCGTGCAGAACATGACCGCCGTCGAGCGCGGCCGGGCCGGGGCCATTATCAGGCAGCAATATCAGTACTTGCGCGGGTTTGCCGCTGACATTGAATCCGGCAAACAACCGCTGGACGGCCGCGCCGTGCGCCGGGCTGAGATGTATATGCAGCACGGCCGGGATGCTTACTATGAACAAAAGCGCGCCGGTCACGCCGCCAATCAGCCGGGTGCGCGGCTCATGATTCGTTCGCACCGTCACCCCGGTGATAGCTGCCGCTCATGCGTCGAGCTGGACGGGAAGTGGTTCCCGATGGGCGATCCGGCCTATACCCCCGTCGGCCAGCGGGAGTGCCGCACGTCTTGCCGCTGTGACGAGGAAACCGGAATGATAGCCGACGGCGGCGAAATAGCCGGATTCGGCGTGGATTCTTTTTAACCCTCATTCCCCTAATCCCCAATTGGATTTTTCCCTAGCCGCTTCTCTACAATCGCGGCATGGAAACGAACGCGCAGACCGAGCCGGTAGTAGGGAGTGATTCCCCTGTCGCTGATACCCCCACGACGGATAACGCCGTCACCGATATTGACAAATTGCGGGCTGATTTGAACCGGGCCAACCGGGAAGCCGGTGAGCGTCGCATTGCGCTAAAGGCGGCTAGTGACAAGCTGGCCGCGCTAGAGAAAGCGCAAGCCGACGCCGAGGCCGCGACGATGGCCGAGAAAGGTGAGTACCAGAAGTTGCACGCGGCCGAAAAGGAACGCGCCGACAAGCTGGCCGCCGACCTTGCCGCCATGCAAGCCCAGGTGAAAGAGCAACAGTTAGCCGTCTTGCGGCATAAAGTAGCGAGTGAGAAAGCTCTCCCCGCCGCCCTCGTCGACCGTCTCCGTGGTGAGACGTTAGAAGAGATTGCCGCCGATGCCGACGAATTGTTGAAAGCCTTGCCGCGACCGAACGCGCCTAACCTGAATGGCGGGGCGCAAGGGGCGGGGCGGGGCATTGCACCTGCTGAGGCGTCAACCATCCTGGGCCGCTTTGGGATTGACCCGCGCTATCTGAACGATTAGGAGTAGAGAATCATGGCTGTAGCACGTCAAACCGACGCCGCGAAAATCAACCCAGGACGCAATGCGATTGTGGAGCAAGGCGTCGTTGGCGCGACTATCGCCGCGGGCGAGGTGGTAAGTATGCAGTCCGATGGATATTGGGACCCGGCCATTGCGACCGGCGTTGTCCCTTCCATTGGCATTGCTGTGCAAGGCGGGGCGGTGGGTGACACCATCGACATCGTGATGCACGGCCCGATTGAGTGCCTGACCGGCGGCACGCCCGGCGCGGTGCTTTACGTTTCAGACACGGCGGGGGAACCGGCAGAGACGGCCGGAACCAAGTCCGCTGTTATCGGCTACGTGTTGACGGCGACTAAGGTCTACGTCAACTCGCAGACGGTGGCCTTCGCCTAAAGAGGATACATCATGAGCATTAAAGGTTATCGCGATCTGTCCTCTCTCGTCACCCTTGGCACTCAGGATGCGGCCGTCTTGCGGTCGTATCAATTGAGCGATGGGGCGACTTATGACCGCCTTGTATCGGAGTTGGAAGTAGCCTTACGCGGACTGAATGGCGAGATGGCCCGCCACCCGCTGTTCGCGTCGCTGGCATCGTTTGGCTCTATGCCGTCGGTGGAATACCCCGTTGGCAGTGGCAGCTATGCCGACCGTTTCACCGATTACGGGCGGCCGGAACCGGAACACGCCGAACTGAGCGGCCACATGATCCCGCTCCTGCCGTGGACGGCCGCGCTAGGTTGGACGTGGTCAAAACTGAAGGAGATGAGCATCACGGAAGGCCGCGCGGACATCCGCCTCGCTGTTGACCGGATGCGCAACCGTTACCGCCAGCAGCTTTACCGCCGCCTCCTGAAGCGCGGCGATGACAGCGGCAAGGCCAACGGCCTGGGCACGTCGGGCTTTTCGCCCGGCTTTGCGACGGCGGCGGCTAACACGGATACCGACTTCATCCCGGCCGACTTCGGTGGCGTGTCATTCACCGTTGCACATGAGCATTACGTCCCCGCCGCCGGTGGCTGGACAACGACCATTCTGGATGACATTGAAGCCGAGTTGATGGAGCATGGTCACATGCCGCCCTACCGGCTGCTCATCTCCGTGAGCGACGTGGGGACTGTCACCGGGTTGACCGGGTTCGTCTTCCCCACCACGTCCATTGTTCAGGCGGGCAGCGGCACGGCAGTTGCCATCCCTGAACTTGACCCGACGGACGACGGTTTCCGCTTCCTGGGTATCTACAAGAATACCCGCATCTACGCCGCGCCGGGGATGCCGCAATACTACGGGTTCGCCTATCGCAGCTATGGAACCAACAACCCGCGCAATCCGCTTATGGTGCGCGTCGAGAAGGGCTATGAGTTGCCGACGGCGCGGGCCTTGCGCGACCCGAATGCGGGCGCGGGGATTGACCCGCTACAAGACCTGATGTTGTACATGGAGTTCGGCGTAGGTGTGTCCGACCGTACCAACGGCACGACCCGCTACGTCAACAATGCGAACTGGGCCGACGGTGTAGCTATCTAGCCAGCGCTAACAGACGCGAGACGCGGGCCGGGGTTGAATCCGCCCCGCGGCTTACGAGGTGCATTATGGGTGAACCGATTCAACTTCACAGCAGAGACGGCAAGACCTTGCACGTCTATACCCGCGTCCAGGCTGATGCCCTGTTAGCCGGTGGCTCGTGGTTTGCCACGGCCGCCGATGCGGAGGCGGGCAAGGTGCGCGAAGAGCCAACGCCGACGACGGCCGCGAAACTGGCCGCGCTGGAACCGGCCGTGGCTGACGGCGGCGGGGATGTAACGGAAGGGGCGGCGACGCCCGACGTAACGGAAGCCCCCGCGCCTACCCCCGCGCCGCGCAAGGCCAGTAAGGGCCGCACGGCTAAGGCGGGCAAGGGGCTGTAATGGCCTACGGCTCCATGCTAGGCGTGGCCGCGTTCACCCCGCGCTTTGCCAACGCCGCCGGGCGATTCGATGACACGACGACCCCGACGGCCGCGCAGGTGGACGAGTGGCGGGTGCAGGTTAGCGCCATGCTGGACGTTGCCATGAGCGGCGCGGGGCTGCCCTTTCCGGCGGCGGAAGGAGTGGTCAAGGCCATGCTGGATGGATTCACGAACGGCAATGTGGCCTGGCTGGTGGAATCGGTCAACGGACAAGGACGCTATCAGGAACGCCCGGCCAC